TCATCTATACCCAATCGAGTTCGATGGGCTGGAATTGATCGATTAAAAGTGACTAAACACGCAAAGAAATTGTTGAAAGAAAACATAGGAAGAGCAGCGCAATGATCTATTGGGGTTTTCTGAAGATAAAAGACTGGACAATATTTCCTTGGGTAATGACTGATGTTGAAGGCTTTGAGTTTACCTGGCTATTTCTTGTTGCAGGATATGTAAGAGATGAGCATACAGATGGATGACATGGATGAATTAAACACTAACTACCTCTATAACCAATGCAGAAAGTTATATAGGCGAAATCCAACCGATGACGAAGAGGAAGCCTTTAAGGATATGTTTTGGAAGATAGTCGTAGAGGAAGGAATGTCACCTGATCCAGCAAGAAATAAAGCATTTTTAAAGGTAATTACATGAAGCATAGCCATTATTACAAAGATACCTCTCACCTAGATGGCATGGATGTTTATCGCATACTCAAAGAATGGGAAGTAACTGATCCGTGTATTCAACATGCTATCAAGAAGCTGCTATGTGCTGGGAAGCGAGGCGTTAAGGATGAAGAACAAGATGTTCAGGAAGCTATAGACACCCTTGAGCGTTACAAGGCAATGAGAGCAGAGGATGAATTAGCATGACTTGTTGGCCAATGATGAAATTTGATCCAGTAAACCTATTCAATGCTCCTGTTATGTATAAGGAATGTAAGCACACACACTGGGCAACTTATGTGAGCTGGAAGAAACGTACATGTGTGGATTGCGGCTTAGAAAAACCATTATACGAAATTGAAATAAAACATCAGAGGTAAGGAATGGACATGCAATTATTAGCCGTTTTAATCGCGCTATCAATCGGAGTTATCGGTATTACTGGTGTGCTTGTTAAGTACGCTCTGAAGGTATTTGATGACATATGGAAAGATGATGATAGCGAGTATTTCTAATGGCACTTAAAACGACTAATAAGAATAGAAAGAAAGTGGCTAAGTTTAGAGCAGACGAAAGCTCATATAAAACAGAAAATATTGCAAAAACACAAGATATGGTATAATAGAGCCAAAATTACTACTACATATAGTGTTTTATGGATAAATTGATTGATCAATTAAAGCGTCACGAAAGCTATCGAAGTCGCATGTATCTTTGTACGGCTGGCAAGGAAACAATCGGATACGGTTATAACCTTCAAGCTAACCCACTTCACTTAAGTAGCTTAGAGATCAGCAATGCTTATAAGAATGGTATTAATGAAGTCGAAGCAGAAAGGATACTAAAGCTCATGGTATCTAAATGCATCGATCAGCTAGAAGAAGCCATACCATTCATCAATAAACTCGATACGGTAAGACAAGACATATTAATAAACATGTGCTTTAACATGGGATTAGTCGGATTACTTAAATTCAAGAAAACATTGCAGCTTATTGAAGCTGGTGACTATGCAAAGGCCTCAGTCGAAATGTTAGCAAGCAAATGGTCAAAAGATGTCGGCAACAGAGCGCTGGAGTTATCAACACAAATGAAGTCTGGTGTTTATGCAGCCGTCTGAGTATTATTCAGAAATAGGAGGGTCAAACATTGCTAATGAGGTATGGTCATTAGTTAATGATGGCACAGAATGGAAAGCGCATAATTCATTTTTAGCAAAACAAATCCCAGAACACATTTATCTACAAGAGCCATTACTTAAGTATTTGTCTATTAAACATTCGTTATTGGTAGGCATCTTAATGATGCACCCATTCCATGTTTATAACTGGCACACAGACGGAAACAGGCGATGTGGTATTAACTTACTTCTTAGCGATAGCCCAAGCCATTGTCTATTCACTGATGATGAAACAATAACTAATTCAAAAGTTATAGAGTTGTCATATATGCCAACTACTTACTATGCATTTAATACAGATAAAAAGCACATGGTTGTTAATCTAAATCGTCCACGCTATTTAATGAGCGTTGAGATAGATGGTGGCAAAAATACAATCAGCTATGACGAATTACTAAAGGAGTTAGATGAATATGCTAACGCCTAAGCAGGAAGTATTCTGTCAAGCATTAGCAGGAGGCAAAACACAGACCGATGCTTACAGAGAAGGTTTTAATGTAAGGCCAGCAACTAAACCTGAAACAACTCAAAATAAAGCCCATCAACTTATGCAAAAGGGCGAGGTTAGGGCGAGGGTTGATGAACTCAAGGCTCAACTCTCTGAAAAGCTACTTTGGACAAGGGAAGATTCACTTAAAACGTTAATTGCTGTCATTAATGCACCTGACAATGCTGGCAATATTATTTCGTCAGTTCAAGCTATTAATAAGATGCAAGGGTTTGATGCCGCTGAGAAGCATGAGCTAACTGGCAACCTTAATGTGACGATTACAATTCGTGGTCGATAACCTCAATTTAGATTTAGAGATACCTAATGCGCTGATCCCGTTCACGCAACCTAAGCGTTACAAGATTGCTTATGGTGGTCGTGGTAGCGGTAAGAGCTGGACAGTAGCACGATTACTTATTATCAAAGCCATTGAAGCTCCTATCCGTATTCTTTGCGCCAGAGAGACACAAAACTCTATTCAAGAGTCAGTTCACTTCCTGCTTAAGAAACAAATTGAAGATATGGGGCTGGCTCAATTCTTCACTGTACAACAAACCCGAATAACTTGCGTTAATGGCTCAGAATTTGTATTTGCTGGCATAAGGCAACAATCAGTCGTTAATCTTAAGTCATTTGAATCCTGCTCGATATGCTGGGTTGAAGAGGCTCAGGTCGTAACTAAGAAATCATGGGATGCTTTAGTACCAACTATTCGTTCACCAGGCTCTGAAATTTGGATAACTTTTAACCCTGAACTAGACACAGACGAAACCTACCAGAGATTTGTACTTAATCAATCTGATAACTCACTCGTTATTAAGGTTAATTGGTCAGATAATATTTGGTTTCCTGATGAGTTAGAGCAAGAGCGTATTGACTGGCTTAAGCGTGATCCAGAAGGATACAAGACCATTTGGGGTGGTGAATGTCGTCCTGCTGTCGAGGGTGCTATTTACGCACAAGAAATAACCAAGCTGTTGCTAGAGAAAAGGCAAGGACGTGCGCCTTACGATCCGTTACTTAAAGTTCACACGGTCTGGGACTTAGGCTGGAATGACTCGATGAGTATTGCAATGGTGCAACGCTCTGGTTCGGGTGAGGTAAGGGTTATTGATTACATCGAGGACTCACACAGGACATTAGACAGCTACGTTGATGAATTACGCAATAAGTCCTATAACTGGGGAACGGATTACATTCCGCATGATGGTCGAAGCCGTGACTTTAAGTCGGGCAAGTCTACTGAGGAGATGTTGCAAGCCTTTGGTCGCTCAGTATTTGTGTTAGGTCGTGATGACATCGAGGAAGGCATTAAATCAGCCCGTATGATGTTTGGCAGAGTATGGATAGATGATAAGGCATCTCAGCTATTAAACCAACTTAAACGCTACCGACGCACACAGAATCAAAGCACTGGGACATTTGGTGCGCCACTGCATGATGATAGTTCACATGGGGCTGACTGCTTCCGTTATATCGCTATGGCAGAACAGCATATGACGAATGATACTTGGGGATCCGGTAAGCTTAAGTATCCGTCATTAAATTACAATTGACATATGTTATGTTATAACATTGCAAATATGGTATAATTAGCACAAATGGAAAGGAGTGAGTATGAATTATCTATTCAATCGTTTAAAAGAACCATCCACTTGGCGAGGCGTTATCTGGTGCTTATCTGCCTTTGGTGTCTATCATTTCTCTGATGACCAGACCGCTGCTATTACTGCATTAGGTATGGCGGTAGCGGGTGGAGCAGGTATCTTGTCACCGGACAAGCGGTTATAAAAGAGCTTATTGTCGGGAGACAACATGAGTGAAGCAGATATATTGATGCCGGTAGTTGGCATGCTAATGTCAGTTCTAATTGTCGTGATCGGCTGGATGGGTAATAAACTCCATGAGCGCTTAGGCGAGATCAACGAAACACTGGCAACGATAGACAGAGATTTACGGCACGAACTATCAAGACTTGATACACGAGTATCAGTTATCGAAAGCAAGGTCAGCAAATGAGCAAGATGACTGACGACAAGCTCAAGGCACTTACTGACCAAGAGATCAAGCAGTCACTTGGCTATGGCTCAGGTGAGCTAACAAAGAACCGTCAGAAAGCCCTCGAATATTACTACGCAAAGCCTATTGGCGATCTAGCGCCTCCTTCTATCGATGGACGTTCAGCGGTGGTTGATACATCTGTGATGGATACAGTCGAATGGATGTTGCCAAGTCTGCTCAAGATATTTGCAGGCGGTGACAAAGTAGTCGAGTTTCAGGCCAAGTCTGAGCAGTTTGAAGAGCAAGAAGATCATATTACTGAGTACATTGGTCGTCATGTGTTCTATGTGCAGAATCAAGGATTCCAAATCCTACACACTTGGTTTAAGGACGCACTTCTTGCCAAGAATGGCATCGTTAAGGTCTGGTGGGATAAAACCACTGATGAAGCCCGTGAAGATTATGTCGGTCTTGATGACATAGAGCTAGGCATGTTATTGCAAGATAAGCACGTTGAGCCTATCGAGCATACAGCCTATCCAGATCAACTGACTGGTCAACAGATGCTACATGATATATCTGTTAAGCGTGTCGTTGATAAAGGCTACTGCTGTATAGATAACGTACCACCTGAAGAATTCCTTATCTCACGCAGAGCCAAGAACTGCGAAGATTCTCCTTTTGTAGCACACCGATTCGAACGCACCATAGGCGAGCTAAAAGAGGCTGGCTACGACAATGTTGATAACCTAAGCTCTGATGAGAATGACGGGGCTTTCGGCTCTGAGCGAGTTTCTCGTAAGATGCAGAATGATGAATCACCTTATCTGGGTGGTCGTGGTAGCCAAGAGAATGGCGATCCTGCTTCTCGTGTGGTCTGGGTGACAGAGTGCTACTTGAAGGTAGATTATGATGGTGACGGCATACAAGAATGGCGTAAAGTAGTTCGTGCTGGTAATCAGATACTTGAGAACGTCGAGTGTGACGGTCAACCATTCATATCATTAACACCAATCCCAATCCCACATCAGTTCTTTGGCCTATCCATCGCTGACCTTTCGATGGAAGCACAACGCACTAAGACTTCCTTAATGCGTGCCTTGATTGATAACTTGTACTTAACAGTCAACGGCAGGACATGGGCATTAGAAGGTCAGGTTAATCTTGACGATCTATTAACGTCACGTCCGGGCGGTATTGTTCGTGTTAAATCACCGGGCGCTGTCGGTCCTATGCAGGCAGGTGGTGGCGATCTAACGTCAGCGATGTCAATGCTGGACTATGTCGACACCCAACGAGGCAACCGTACCGGTTTCACCGCAGAAACTCAAGGCGGTAACATGAACGCGGTCAACCATACTGCGACTGGTATGAATATCGTTACTAATCGCGCTGATATGCGGATTGAACTGATAGCCCGTAATTTCGCTGAGAATGGCGTTAAGAGCCTGTTTATTAAGATTCTGGAGTTAGTATCCAAGTATCAGGATAAAGCCGAGCGTATCAAGGCCACAGGCGGCTGGATAGACATTGATCCGCGTGAGTGGAAGAACCAGTTTCACTTGAATGTTAATGTTGGTTTGGGAACCGGTAACAAAGATCAAATCATTCAGAACTTAACCGCATTAGGTTCAGCAATGCAGCAGGCAGCCGCCTCTGGTGTTGTCAAGCCGGATAATGTCTACAAAGCAGGTGTTAAGCTCGCTGAGACATTGGGCTTTAGTAACCCTGAGCAATACTTCACCGATCCAGCCACTCAGCCACCACCAGAGCCTAAGCCTGATCCACAGATTGAAACCGCTAAAGCTATGATGGAGATAGAAAGACAGAAAACTACCGCGAAGATCACTCAAGACCAGCAAAAACTGGAAGCTGATATTCAGATGAAGCGCGAAGAGTTGGCTGCTAAGTACGGGCTAATGACGGAAGAAATAAACCACAAAATAATTATGGCACAACAGGCTAACAACAATGGACTCTACACAAGAGCTAATTTACCGCAAGCAGCAAGCGGAGGCGCTGGTCAACAGCCCCCTATTCCAGGAAGCGTTCAAGCACCTGGACAACCTTTATTATGATAATTGGCTGAATAATTCAGAACTAACGAGAGAAGAGCGAGAAGAGATATGGCGACAGCTAAAAGCAATGCAACACCTGAAACAGTTCTTTCAGACGGTTCTGGAGCAGGGAACGCAGGCAATGCAAACTCTGAATTTGCAGAATTATTAGACTTTTGTTTGGAGGCTGAGTTAGCGAATCCAGCACTGAGAATTACTGAAGTGCTAACTAATGACAAGAAAGCACCTGAGTTTATTCGCTTAAAGTATTCATTTCCAGCTGTGAAAGCAGGAACACCGGGCTATAAAGACAGTAAAGATAAAGTAGTTAGTTTTAAATAGTAACCGAGGCATGTCGGGAGACACCCTCATCCACGCTGAGAAGCGTTATTTTCCTTAAGAGGATATTTTAACTATGGAACCAGAAGCTACCCAATATGAGGGCGCAGAAGTACAACAGGAATCGGATAACTCCGGTAGTGATGATGCAGCATTGTTATCTGCATTTTTGGCGCAAGAAGATCACTCAAGTGATGGCATAGACGCTGCTTCCTCCGACATTCCTGCCGGACAAGAGGTTGAGCCTGTACAGTCAGTTGATAATTTTACCGTCAAAATCAATGGCGAAGAGAAGCAAGTAAGCCGTGACGAGTTGATCGCTCACTATCAAAAGGGAGAGGCATCAAACCAGAAGTTTGAAGAGGCCGCTAACTTACGACGTGAGGTTGAGCAACAGAAAGCTGCGACGACTCAGCAACAAGCGCAATTGCAAAACGCTATCAACCACTTTATGCAGACAGCGAATCAGTGGGCGCAAGAGGGGCAACCTGACTGGGCTAACCTACTGGAAAACAATCCGCATGAGTATTTGAGGCAAAAAGAAGTATTCGCTGCACGTCAGGCAGAGTTTAGCAAGGCACAGGCCGCGCAAGCATACCTAAACGAGCAAAACCAAGCCCAACAGCAGCAAAGCATGGCAGCGCATCTGGAGACAGAGGGCGCAAAGATGCTAGAGATTATACCCGAATGGAAGAATCAAGACGTACGCCAAGCGGAAGAGCAAGAGCTAATCAAATACTTGACTGGTAAGGGCTACACCCGTGACGAACTACAAAACTTGAATCAATCCAAAGCCTCTAATATTGCACTGGTATTAAATTCAATGCGATATGAAAAGCTAGTGGCACAATCGAAGGCAGCAACTAAACAAGTCCAAAACTTACCGCCAAGGGTTGAAAGACCGGGCGTGGCAAGTCAAGGCAATAACAACCGAAGTGAAGCCATGCAGCGTTTAGCAAGGTCAGGATCAATTGACGATGCAACCAGCGCCTTTGCAGCTTTGTTCGGGTAATCATGCCGAGAGGCACATTAATTTAAGCAGGAATATATAACATGGCTATCGTAACAGGAACCTACCAGACGTTCCAAACCAAGGGTATTAAAGAAGATTTAGCAGATATTATCTACCGAATCACACCGACTAAAACTCCTTTCCTTTCAGCAATTCCAAAGGTAAAGGCAACTAACACTTTCCACGAATGGCAAACTCAAGATTTGGCGGCAGTTACTGCTAACGCTCAGATCGAGGGCGATGACGTATCTTCATTTGCCTCTGTAACACCTACTACTCGTTTAGGTAACTACACGCAAATTTCGACTAAAAACGTCGTCATTTCTGGTACTAACCAAGCCGTCAAGTCAGCCGGTCGTAACAACGAGATGTCTTATCAATTAAGCATGAAATCTGCTGAGTTGAAAAGAGACATGGAAGCGGCTCTTGTGTCTGCTGCTAACGGTGTATCTGGCGCAGTTTCTAACGCTGGCAACTCAGCAACTCATGCTGGCTCTACTTCTGCTGCACGTCAGTTAAGAGGCTTAGAAGGCTGGATCGCAACTAACGTAGACTTAGGTGCCTCAGGTGTTGCACCTGTGTACACAATGGGTTCTTGGGCGGCTCCGACTGATGGTACTCAACGTGCCTTCACTGAGACTCAGCTAAAGAACGCATTGCAGTTAGCTTATGCACAAGGTGGCGAGCCAGACATGATTATGGTCGGTCCTGGTCAAAAACAAACTTTCTCAACCTTCACAGGCGGTTCAACCCGTTTTGATAAGGCTGAAGATAAGTCTGTGACTGCGGCTGTTGATGTTTACATCAGCGACTTTGGTACGCTACAGGTGGTTCCTAACCGTTTCCAACGTACTCGTACTGCGTTTATTTTGGAAACTGAAAAATGGGCATTGGCAACATTGCGTTCATTTGACACTGTTGATCTGGCTAAAACAGGTGACGCAGAAAAGAAACTTATCACAGTTGAATACACACTAGAAGCACGTCAAGAGAAGGCTTCTGCTGCTGTAAAAGACTTGTCTTAAGACTCAACCTGAGTGGGTGTAAAAGCCCACTCAACCTACTGTCGGGAGACACTAGATGATTGACGATGCTATCCAAATTCAGGCCGTAGGTGTCAGCTTAACGACATCCGGCACTTCTAACAGGGGAACTATCCCCAATACAGCAAGCGGCACTAAGCCTAACTACATTCGTATTTCTGTAACCGCAAACTGTTTCGTTAAGGTAGGAGACTCTTCTGTTGTCGCAACTAATGCTGACATTTTAATGGTCCCTGCTGATAACTTAATTCTTAAGGTGTCAGGTAATACCAACATAGCGGCTATACAGCAAGCCTCTGCCGGCATCTGCAACATTACCCCTTTGGAAGATTTGTAATGTTGTCTCACTTAAGCGTGCAAGATGACTTGATGGTCGTCAAGACCATGCAAGACGTTCAGCCTATATTGCAGTCTGTTAAAGACAAGGTAGAAGTGGGTGATGTAGGCTCGAAGGACATGAAACATGCCGCTACTATACCGATGGTGGTTATTGAGGCTTACATGAACCGCGTCGGCTTAACCTTTCAAGAGTTCTTGCGTGATAAAGAGCATATTAAATCAATGCTAAATGATAAGTCACTTGAGGGCTTTCGTGTCTGGAAAGGAGCTGTTTAATGGCTATCGCTAACTATTCAGACTTATCAACAGCAATCGGCACATGGCTACACCGTACTGATTTAGACTCAGTTATTCCTGACTTTATCAGGCTTGCTGAAGCCAGAATGCAGCTTGATCTGGATACACGGCAATTAGATAAAGTAACCACCCTTACCACAACATCAGGCACGAATACGCTGGCGTTACCCAGTGACTTCAATAAGGCTAGGGCGCTGTCCATGGTATCCGGTGGTGTCACCATTGTCTTAGACAACATGCCACCTGAGTTATTAGTGCAAAGATGGGGAAGTTATACCTCATCAATGCCAAGAAGTTACTCGATCAGAGGTAGTAACTTACTGTTAGGTCCAACACCAAATGGTAACTATTCATTAACATTAGAGTATCTGGCAGCGATACCGGGCTTATCTGATACCAACACAACTAATGACATTCTCACTAATTATCCTGATGCGTACTTGCATTGTTGCTTGATCTACGCAGGCCAATACACGCGTGATAATGAAATTATAGCCGGCATGGAAAGCCTATATGGCGCTGATGTTGAGCGTATTAATCTACAAAACTGGGGGCAATCAGCCACCATGACTATGAAGCAGGGGTAAATAATGGCACTCGAAACAGGTAACTACATTAATGATCTGGTCATTACCTCACCGACTTCAACTGACCCAAAGAGTCAGGGCGACGATCATTTAAGACTACTTAAGACAGTATTAAAAGAAACGCTCAATGGCTTTACTGGCGCAATTTTAGTGACTGCAACTGATACAGGTACAGCAACAGGTCATGTTTTAACGCCTAGCACAGCTCTAGTTGGCTACACGCCTATGTTATGTTTGCTATATAAAGCAAATGTTACCAATACGGGAGCATTGACAGTTAACGTGTCTGGATTAGGTGTTAGATCAATTAAAACAATGGCTGGTGCTGATCCTACTGCAGGTGATATTGTTGCTGGTTATCCGATGCTGTTAATGTACGACGGCACTAACTTTATTACATTATGTGGGTCTGAGTTCTTAAGCAAGACAGGAACACAAAAGTTAACAGGTAACTTTACTATTGACGGTAATGAAACTGTTACTGGCAATGGGTTAATTGGTGGAACCTTAGGCGTTACAGGGTTAACAACAGTTGGTGGAACCTTAGGCGTTACAGGGTTAACAACACTTAATGCAGCGGTAGGATTAACACGAACTGCTGGTGATAATACGGTTAATCTTGCAACAACATCGTTTGCAATGAACATGTTATCTCCAACATTTTCTGGTGTGCCAATTTCTACAACAGCATCCCCTGGAACTAATACAACGCAAGTTGCAACTTGTGCGTTTGTTGTAGCACAAGCATTTAACTCAGCACTGCCAGCACAAGCAGGAAACTCAGGAAAGTTTGTTACAACTGACGGAACTAATGCCAGTTGGGTATCAATTTCTGTTCCAGATTATTTATTATTAGCACAAGGAATTATTTAATATGTCAACAACAGCACAATATGCCTCAACTCCTGTCTTTGGAGCGGCACTACTAACAACAGCAGATACTTCATTGACTGCACCTACAACAGTTGTAACAGTTATAACCGCTGGCGCATCTGGAACTAGGATTGATTTTATTGAGATTCAAGGCGTAGCAACTACTGTTTCAGGTATTATTAATTTGTTTATTTATGATGGTACAACCTATCATTTATGGCAACAAATACCAGTTTTACCAGTTACGACAAGCACAACAGTTCCTGCTTTTAGTACAACAACATCAACTAATAATTCTCCTAATGTTATGCCAATGATTATCCCAACTGGATATTCACTAAGAGCAACAACAACTATTGCACAAACTGGTGTAAAGGTAATCGCTTATGGAGGTAACTTCTAATGAATAAAGGTTCTTATGGTTATCCTTTACCACCTAATGGATTTGTTCGTGTTGCTCCTCCTGAATGGAAACAATATAAATTAATCACTACAACTACATCAACCGAAACTGTCCCTCAAAATGTATTTCAAATTGGCGTTGCTGTTTTTGGCGGTGGTGGTAGTGGTGGCACTCAGTCTGGTGGAGCAGGAGGCGGATTTGCTTTTGGTATTGTTGATGTAATACCAGGGCAATTACTGCCAACCATTACTATTGGAGCAATAGCAGGTACTTCATCATTTGGAACTTTGTTGACAGCAACTGGAGGAAGTTCGGCTTCTGGCGCAACACCTGGAACTGGAGGAGTCGGTACTGGGTCATCATTATTGCGTGGTTTTATAATAGCATCAGGCGGTAACGGTGGTACTTCGTCTAGTAGTGGTTATGCTGGCGGTGGAGCTGCTGGCTCATTTTATGGAACAGGCGGTGCTGGTGGTGCTGCAGCAGGTAGTGCTGCTATCGCAGGAGGCGGTGGTTTAGGGGGAGGTGATGGTGCATCAGCAACAGCAACAACGTATGGAGGCGGTGGCGGTGTTGGTTTTGCTGGAACTCCTGGAGCAACAATTGGAGCAGGTGGAGGAACAGCATCTAAGGGACAGGCTGGAGCAGGTGGAGCAGGAATTGCAGGGATAGGAGCAACATCAACAACTCAAGCTACAAGCACAAATTTAATTTCACCATTTTTACAACTAATCACTAAATCATTAAATGGAGGCGGTGGTTATAGTGCTTTTAGTGGAGCAATAGGTGGTGGTGGTGGTGGGGCAAGCATTCCTGGACCAGGTGGTTTTGGTGGTGGTGGTGGTGGTGGCAGTAGTGTTGGCGGTAGTGGTGGTTTTGGTGGAGGCGGTGGCGCTTGCGCTGCTGCCGCTGGCGGTGGCGGTGGTTTTTGTGGAGGCGGTGGCTCTGGCGCTGGTGGCGTTGGCACTGGCAATGGCGGAACAGGCGCAGTAGTATTATATTGGACAGAAGGTTATTAAGATGACTAATTACGCTAGAAATGTTAATGATGTTGCAGTTGATGTAACAACAACCGACCCAACTACCATTTACTATCCAACAGTTGCCGCTGAGTTTATTGTTGTACCAGCAGATGTTCAAGATGGTTGGATGTACAATGAAACAACTAAGACGTGGAGTGCGCCTCCACCTCCTCCTGTTCCTCCAACACCTGTACCTGTCCCTCCAATAGTATCAGCAGTGCAATTTATGATGCTGTTTTATCCACAAGAACAGGCGTATATTCAAAGCTCAAGCGATGCTATAGTAAAAGTATTTTGGACAAGATTTAGCGATCAAAGGGTAACTGAAGTTAATCTTGCACTTGATTCTATGAGCAAAACACTGGATTACTTATCAGCAACAAATGTAATGCCAGCTTTAACACCTCCTGCTCCTTATTTGGCGGCAGGTAGAAAAGCTCAAATTTTGACAGGTCAGGCTATATAAATGCCTTTAGTTAAGGTAAAAGGAACTGGACAGATAGGTCTTAATCGTGACCTATCGCAAGCTGAGTTACCGATTAACGCATGGTCTGACTGCCAGAATGTAAGGTTTTTAGATGGCTATGCGTATCAGTTCTTAGGGCATGGTGAGGTTTATAACTCGCCTAGCTTTGCACCTCAGCATGTTATTCCCTGTAATGTTGCTGGCAATCGCTACTGGGTGTATGCCACAGCAGGAAAGCAGTTTGCTGTCAGTATAGTTGGTGGGGTAGCAGTACACTATGACATAACACATGTAACGGCTCGCACTGGCGTAGTGAATCAGTGGACAAGCACCTTGTTATCCGGTGTTCCTATCTTCAATGCCGGTGATACGTTGACCGTGCCTATGGCTTGGAGCCTCAACACGGCTAATAAGTTTGTAGATTTAACGAACTGGCCAGCGTCTACTTACTGTAAGTCAATCAAGGCGTTTAAGAACTACTTAATCGCTCTAAACATTACCAAAGGCTCAACCAACTATCCTTTCATGGTGAAGTGGTCACATCCTGCTGATCCCGGTGGTTTACCATCAAGCTGGAACGAGGCTGATGCAACCAAGCAGGCTGGTGAAGCTGATCTTGCCGAGGGTTACGATCCGATCATTGACGGTATGCAGCTGCGTGACTCCTTTATGATCTATAAAGAGAATAGTTGCTGGCGTATGGACTTCATCGGTGGAAATTACATCTTTAAGTTCAGTAAAGTGCTGGGGAAGTCCGGTGCAATGAATCGTAACTGTATCGCCGATATTGATGGCTATCATGTGGTATTGACGCAAAATGACGTAATTATTCATGACGGTAATTCTGCAACATCCATATTGGATAAAGCTACCAGACGTTCGTTATTTCAGTCTATTGATGTTGATAATTATCAGAAAGCGTTTGTTTTTGCTAATCCATTCTTTAACGAAGTCTATATATGTTATCCGCAGATTGGTTCGAGCAGTTGTGATAAGGCGATCATCTATAACTATGTAGATAAGACCGTATCAGCCAGAGACATGCCGAATGTTAATCATGCTACCTATGGTCCGGTTGATAATGGCTTAATCGGTAACTGGGCGCAAGACTCTGCTCCTTGGGATTCAGATTTAACCAAATGGAATGGACCAGACTTTGTGCCTACAGCAGCAAGAGTCATCATGGGCAGCAATAACACCAAACTCTATATGTTAGATGCTTCTGCCTCATTTGATGGCGTAATACCAAATGCTTATCTTGAACGAAGAGGATTGTCATTTGATGCCTCAGAGACATTAAAGTTAATCAGAGGTATTAGGCCACGCATAGTAGGTAGCACTGGCGATACCGTATTAATACAAATAGGTAGTCAGACTGATCCGTTCCTCGAGCCTGTATGGGGTCCAGTTATGACCCATACCATAGGTAGTACGATTGCTAATGATTGCCTAGTCTCAGGCCGTTATATTGCTATCCGTTTTATGACCGGAACTGCGTATCAGTGGAGACTGGACTCGTATGATATAGACGTAAACCCAATGGGAGGATGGTAATGGCTGGATTGTTACAAAGATTACAGCAGCAGAACTTTGGTCCTAATGATTCTGTTATTGCAAGTGGCCTAATGCATCCACAAGATGGATTGCTAAAAATGGGCAAATGGTTTCAAGATAACGTAAACACAGCGGCTGGTATACCGAACATAAGTAACCAAGATGAAGCAAGTATCTATGCGTACGGTCCAAGTGATGAGCAAAAAGTAGAAGCAGCTAATAACTTGGCTGGGGCAATGCAAACAGGTGCTATGCCATTTGCTCCAGAGTCATCCGGTGGCTTGCTTGGCACATTCTCTATACCGAAAAAGAACATTACAGTTAAAGACCCTATACGAGTTGCTTACCCTGGTATTTATGATAGGCCTGATGAGATTGCACGCAGAGCAGCAGATAATGTAGCACCAGAAGACCCTGCAATGAAAAGCTTATTTGGTGTTGACAGAAATCAGCTCTACGACATCCGGCAGACTAGAACAACAGGTAATGAAGCACCTGATATTAAAATGGCTAAAAATCCAAAAGGGTCAGCCTTAGCTCCAAGTATTATGACCTCTAAAAATACTCAGCGCATTATTGATGTTTTAGGCGAGGCAGAGAAATACCCAGGATTACAAAAAGGAATGGATTCTTGGTATGAAATGGGACCTCTTTATGATCGACTAACGCAAATTTCAGATGATCCAGTTAGAGATTTTAAAAGATTCCAAACATTTACAGGAATGGCTTCACCAGGATCTGATGTGTTAACGGAAATAAACAGGGGAACTGCAGCGTTAATGAAGTCTAACCAAGGAAGGTTTGAAGATTTTGTAAAGTATGGAGGAACAGCAGGAAAAGATAGGGGTGCAAAATATCCAAAAGAAATGCTTGGCGTGATGGGGCATCCTTACCATTCAACAGCTCAAGCAAAGCCTATGCAAATGTATGAAGATAGTGGAATTATACAGATGAAATCTCCCAAGGTTCCTTTGTACATACAGTCTGCTGGGGTTCCTGAGACAGGGTTCCAAATGGATCTTCCAGTCGGTGATGCACACTGGAGTAGGGGAGTTGGGCTTGCTGACGTTAGAGATAACAAGAGTTATGCTGCAAGTATTACTATGCCTGAGCTTGCAAGTTTAGGGCCTTGGTGGAACGATAAAATTGCAAAACCACTTGGAACGAATGCGGTTAATGCACAAGCAAGAGCCTGGGGAACTTTTGCACCAGCAACTGGGGTAGATACACCGGTCGGTGCGCCAAAACTAGAATTGATTTCTCAAAAAATAATGGATGCAGCAAAAGCATATGGAATCTCTCCAGAAGAAGCAAGAGACAAACTATTATTAGGTCAGATCTATGCACCTAATATTGGGCTGCTAAATGGTCTAGGAAAATAATATGTCCATAAGAATGTTAGCAGGTTCTTTTCCTACGTGCTTTCCATTAAATATCAAGTCTATTACATTGTTTTCTGCATCACGTACTACAGAAAACTCTGTATCTACAATAATTTCATCATCAGGTATAGCAATATTAATAAAGTATGTTTCTGCGTTGTTGCTCAAGTTAGTCACCAATTTCATGATTATACGCACTGAAATTATAGACCTTTTCACAGCTAAAGGAAGCAGATAATGCAGCCAATTAATAGCAATTCCGTATTCTACGCTCCAGCACCGATACCGACTGATAGTCAGTATTTAACGCAGTACATCGCTAATGAATTAATCGCTATACAGTCGGCTATTAATGCGCTTGCAGCAGGGCATTTGGACAAGGTCTACGCTGTTCCTGCTAAGTTGCGTGATGGTGATGTGCGTTATGCAGACGGAACAACATGGAATCCCGGAAGCGGTGCAGGAATATACTATTACAACGGAACTATCTGGAAGTTACTAGGTTAATGATATGTTATAATATAGCAACGCTATCATGTCGGGAGACGCAATGGCACTGGAACACGGAAACCTATCAGTACACGAAGTAACTAGCGACTTAGAGCTATATGATATATGGCCTGAGATTCGAGTCGGCATCAATGCCATGCGCGCTAAGTGTCCAGACATGCTTGATTATCCAGAGCATATATTCCACGAAATCAAACTTAAGCAATCAAAACTTCTTGTTGCCAACATAGAGGGCGCTTACGCTGGCTTCTTTACTGTCAAGACGGTTGATTGTGCAGATGGGCATGGGCTTCTAATTGCACTCATTCACAACGCTAGTACCGATCCAGATTATCTATATAACTTCTTCAAGATCATTGAGGAACTCGTAAAAATTACAGGATATAGGCGCGCAACTTTTGCACTTACTCGCAAGGGCTGGCTACCGGCACTCAATAAACTCGGCTATAACTCAAAAAATAGCGTCACTTATCAAACTATAGAGGCTTCACATGTTTAAAATAAAAAACCTGACTGCTTTTTTCATTACCTATTTTTGCCCAAGGTTTTATGGCTCACCACCATCTCCAGCGGCTAACACCACATCATCAACCACAACCACAACCACCCCTTGGTCAGGAGCTTCTAAATATCTGACCAACAAAAATAGTACATACAATAACGCTACTGGGATGTTCGAATCAAACGGTAAAGGACCTATGGGGCTTTATGAGGAAATAGGAAACTATGCGAATCAATACTCAGACCTAACACCAGAACAAAAAGCATTGCAAGCTGGAAATGATTCAAATCTTGCTGCACGATACGGCACTATGAATGGGCTGTATGGCGACTCAACAAAACTAGGCAATAGTATTGCAGGAGGTGCTTACAATACTAATTTTGGGCCTGTTGCTGATGTTAATTTTGGCAAGTCAATGTCGGCATTGGGGGCAATGGACCCAACCAATGCAATGGCTAATGTGTTGCGTGGCGACCCTACGAATAATCCATATCTTGCTGCGATGAATCAGGGTAATGTTAATACAGCAATGCGTGGTTATAACGATGCTATACAAAATGTTAATCAGCAAGTTATGCCAGGCATTAATAACGATGCGTTTGCAGCCGGGCAATATGGCGGTAGTCGTCAAGGTATCGCGCAAGGATTAGCTTTGCAAGGAATGGATAGGAGCGCAAGAGATTTAGGTATAGCGGCAATGGATAGCGGAAATCAGCTATACGGATCAGCTTTCCAAAATGCACAAAATAATCAAGCAAATGCAGCTAATCAGATGACTGGCTACGGATTACAAAACGGTCAATTCAATGCCAATCTAGGCTTGGAAAACAACAAGCTACAATTGCTACAGAATGCCCAAAATATGAGCAATGTAATGGCCGGTAATGAGTTAAATAATACCGCTGCAACGCGATTGTTTGCAGGCCAAGATCAAACTTATGGATCGCAGATGAGCAGTGCTAACTTAGCGCAACAACAAGCACTAGACATGCTTAATATGAAACTTGGAGCCTTAACGCCTGGCGCTAACATGGGAAGCAGTGCAACGACATCAACTCCCTACTATGACAACACATTAGGCAATATAGCTGGTATGGCATCCGGTGCTGGTGGCTTAATCTCAGCATTGAAAGGACCATAATGAGTAGCCTAGCTCTGCAAGGCAATATGCCGGAGATTCTTGCTTTAGAGAAGATCATATTAACGCTTGAGCAAGTAGAGTGTCCGATCTCGCATTATCAGATTGAAGGTGTTTATTGTCGCTCTATGTTTATTCCGGCAGGAACAGTCATAACAGGCGCTATTCATAACAAAGAAAATATTTCGATACTGGCTCAAGGGACAATTCGAATAACAAATGGCACAGAGTCAAAGCTAATATCAGCGCCTTATATTATGGTGGATCAACCCGGTATTAAAAGGCTCGGTGTCTCTGAAACAGACGTAACTTTTATCAACGTATGGCGTACTGATACAAATGATCTTGATGAGATTGAGAAAGAGATCAGGTCAGATACGTTTGAAGAATATGAGCAGAAACTTTTAGGAGCATTGGAATGACAATATTTGCATCGGCAGCGGCAATTGGATCAAGTTTACTTTCATCAGCATTAGGCGCTGGTATAGTTGGAGGGGTTGGTACTGGCGCATTAGGTCTATCAGCAGGTGCAATTGGCGCAGCAGGATCAGCGCTAGGGGCTGGCGTAGCTGGTGGAGCATTAGGGGCTGGTGTCGGAGCTATTTCGGCTGCTGCTCAAGGACAGGACGTAGGGAAAGGCGCTTTAATGGGTGGCTTAACAGGTGCGGCTGGTGGAGGATTAGTGGGCGGCATAAGTGGTGCAGCTGGAGGCGCGGCAGGTGGTGGTGCTGGAGGCGCGGCAGGTGGTGGGGCTGGAGGTGTTGGCAGTACAGGTACAACCGTAGGAACAGGTGGTAGCGCACTAGCGCCAGTAGCAGAAACAGGTGTCCCAGCGGCACAAATGTCAACAACTGTACCAGGCTCAGTGATGCCACAAACAGCTTTAGATGCTGCAATATCAGGCGCACCCAATGCAGTAACTCCAATGGCATCTTCAGTTCTTCCAGCCGCGCCAAGTGCAGGCGGCAGCATGATGCCAACGCTTGGACAAGTTGGCACAGGATTACAAGTGGTTGGTAAAGGGGCTGAAATGCTTGCACCTAAACCGCCTCAAGGTGGACCAATTAGACCTGCACCGGTTATGGCCGCAAGAAATCAAATTCCCTACACTAAGCCTATGCCTCGTGGTATGGGCAGATTCGGAGGCATGTAATGGCCGGATTACTCGATTACTTATCTAACTTAAAATTTGAGCCTGATGCTAAGAGCATAGGCTTAATGAATATGGGTGCTGATATGTTGGCAGCTAGTGGTTATCACGATAGACCGGTTGGCTTTGGTGAGACATTAGGTGCTGGATTGCATGGCTTTAATCAAGGCTACATGGCGCAAAAGAATCAAGAAGAGTCTTTGGCAGCAGCAGAACAGAAAAAGCTAACAGATGCGGCTGATATTAACTATAAAAACGCTCAAGCTAATTATTATAATTCTGGCGGCTCAGGGTCTCAACCCGGTGCGTATTTAATACCACCAAACTCAAAAGAAGAAACTTTTGGAGGTCAAAAAGGCTATAGAACACCAGAAGGTTATTTCATACCCTCTGTTCACGGTCTAACAGAAAATCAATACCTTAATCTTGATCCTGTGCGTCAACAACAAATTGCTGCGGCTAAAGAGGGTGTAAAAACAAATCCAGTTGAAATGTCGGACGGTTCTAAAATACCTATGACTAATAGCCAAGCAAACCCAAATTATAACTATGGTGGAAGCAATCAAAGTAATCAATTATCTCCTTTAGAGCTAGAGATTAAGCAAAAGATAGAATCAGGTCAAATGACTCAAGAGCAAGGAATAGCAATTCTTCAACAAAATGCTGCTCCCGGATTGGCTCCTAATGCAAGTGGTATTGGAATAGGGCAATCAACTGAAAGTAAATACAACCAACAAAAGACAGGTGAAATTAACGGTGAGGCACAAGCAAAAGCCCAGATTGATTTACCCGGTTCACTGGCGGCTTCTGAGCAACTGAGTAAATTAACCAACGAAATAGCTAATCATCCTGGCTTACCGGGTGTGGTTGGTATGCCTAACTTTAATGGTGTGATGCCTTTCCCTGGCACTAAAGAAGCTGATTTTAAGGCGCGTCTTGACCAATTAAAAGGCACAGCATTTCTGCAAGCCTTTGAAAAGCTAAAAGGTGGTGGTGCAGTATCTGAAAGAGAAGGGCAACAAGCAACCGCAGCCCTAGCCAGATTACAGACTTCGCAAACAGAGAAGGAATTTAAAAAGAGTTTGCAAGACTTTAATAATGTTATGGCTGGTGTTACTGACAGATTAAAAGTTAGAGCAAATGGCGGTGTTCAGCAGCCACAAGCATCTCAATCGCAACCGTCTATTGATGATCTGGTTAATCATTACGGAGCTAAATAATGGCGACCCAAGAAGAGATTGGTATTGCTTTACAAAACGCACACGCAGCCGGTGACACGGAAGCAGCGACTCGATTAGCGCAAGCCTACAAAGCACTTAACATTGATGTGCCAATAGATAGTCATCCTGTTATGGATGCTGTACGAGGCTTTGCTAATCGTGGCAATCAAGCGATGACGGCATTAAACCCATTTGCTACCCAAGAAGATTTAGATAAACGCGCAGCAGAACAACAGTGGGTTAATGAGAGACCTTGGGCGCAAGGTGGGCAGATGGGTGCTGATATGGTGATGACGGCTCCTGTTGGTGGTTTGGCATCAGCACCAGCAAGAGCAGTGGGTTCTGGTGTGATAGAAGCCTTAACGACACCGGGCGATACTTCTAAAAGAGCTGATGCTTTTAATTACGGCACGATAGGTGCTGGAGTAGGAGAGGGCGTAGGTAAAACAGCAGAGTTTTTGCTGAATCCATTTAAGAAAATAGCGAGTCCGATTAAAGATAAATTAATACAGCAAGCTGAGGACTTAGGGATTAAATTAAACGCTGCTCAAGCTACAGGTAATAAAACACTTGGGTACATGGACTCAGCATTGGATTATATTCCCTCGTCATCCGTTATGCAGCATGAAGCAAAAGACGCACAACGCACAGCATGGCAAAAAGCCTTATTTAAACAAGGCGGTGAAAATGCGGATAATGCCTCAGCTATGGGTGATATGAAAAGACGCATATCAGGCGACTATACCGATGTTTCGTCAAGAAATAATATCACCGTCGATCAAAAGCTAAAAGATGCCCTAGATGCTATTGGAAGCGATAGAAACATGAACATTATGGATGTGAATAAGCGTACGATTATTTCTCAATACCTACAAGACTTTAATCAACCAGTAGGAAGCACTTTTAGTGGTCAGGGCTATCAAAACACCCGATCCATGTTAGATAAACAGTACAAGTCACTTAAAAACTCTAATCCAGCAGAGGCAGATTCATTAAAAGGTATTCGTGATTCTATCGACTCTGCAATGAGTAGAAGTGTATCACCGGAAGATGCGGCTAAATGGGCTAAGGCTAACAATGACTGGTCTGTTATGAAGTCAATCGAGAAAGGTGTTAATCCGACTACCGGAGAAATTAGCCCTAATCTATTAATGAATGGGCTAAAACAACGTAATCCTGACAGTGTTATCTATGGTAATGGTCCACAAGAACTAAATAATATTGCTAAGGTAGGTAAAGAGTTTATTGCTCCACAATTACCAGACTCAGGATCAGCGCAAAGAGCTGCGATGATTAAGATGTTAACAAGCCTTCCAGCTGCCGGTGCTTTAGGTGGCACAGGTGGATTTGCTTATACTCACGATCCAGTTGATGCTTTAGGTACTGCTGGTGCTTCTATGCTTGGAGCCGTATTGATACCCAAGCAAGCAGCAAAATTAATGCTGAAAGACGGAGGTTACCTGTCAAAAGGACTCCTAGACTTATCAAAAGAATCTTTGCCAGGAGTGTCGAGAAAAGGGCTTTTAGAGTTTTTAACACGACAATCAGGACTCCAGACAGGTAATGAGATGATGAGGCAATAATTACTCTGGAATCATTCCCGGTGGCACAGGCATATTGGGATCAACTTCATCATGGCGCGGTGGTTCACCAAAGCCGCCATAAGGGTTATTAGGCGATTGTTGGCTATATTTAGAGCCATATTGTGAGTATGGGTTGTTAATGCTTGTCTGTGAATAAACAGATCCATAAGGACCATATGGATTACTTGTTGAGTTTATGGCGTAAGGATTACTCGATAGCTCTCCTAAATAAGTTCCATCAGGTGCTACCAATGAAACTGCAAAAGTTGAGTTGCTGATTAGTAGTAGTGCGATAAATGTTTTCATGCGTTTTCCTATAATGTCAATGGTGCGAATGGTGCGAATTTAAAAATTGACAGTTTTGACAGTAATTTTGTTATTCCCACATTCTGAGATGTTTATAGCAGTATTCACAAATCTTCAGATTGAGTTTAGCGTACTCTTTAAATCTGTTACATTTGTGTTCTGGTTTGAACCAGTTAAATAGTTTTTTCATAATCCCCCTAAATATCAATATCCCCTGGATTTGTATTGCAGTATCTCTGCAAAGTTTTCCAGCTCGAATGTAAAGTGATTTGTTGGACATCAACTATTGATAATCCTTTCTCAAATAGACGGCTGGTAGCTTCATGACGCATATCATGAAAATGCAGATTATCTATCTGTAGTAATCGACAGGCATTAGTAAAGTAAGTGCAAATAGTTTTAGTAGTATAAGGAAACACACGCTCATCAATCTTTGGTTGCCTCATGATGATCTTATAAGCACTCAATGGCATCTTTGCTCTTTTGTTAATAACTCGTTTCAATGGGTCTTTTAGCCCATAAACCACATACGTTCTATCTTCATGACGAATGTCGTCCCATTTAATCCGCATAATCTCAGACTGTCTACGGGCTGAATAGATAGCAAACCACATCAAATGAAGCATGGGGATATTCATGCCATCAAAGTGCCTAGATAGCGCCCATAACTCCTCCTTGGTAGGCCTCCTATCCCTTGCCACAGATGAAGCGATAAGACCATGCTCGCTCAATATCCGTCTAGCCTCATCAAAAATACCCATGTTAAATTCTAGCTTGTGCATACCAGACATGGTTTGGATAACACCAGATAGCCATATCAGATCATTCTTGGCGGTCTGAGGTTTACAAACTTCATTTCTTAGTTGTATGTGCTTAACTAAATCTTTAACTGTTAGTTTATGAACATCAATATTGCAAATATCTCTAGTCCTTAATCCTTTTAAGTCAGATTTCTTAGTACGACCTTCTGGGCTGAATAGGTTTATGTATTCATCAATTAGAGTGCCAATCGAAAGATAATCTTTCTTAGCATAGACATTTGTATTCTGTAACTCTAATTCTCTACGCAATCCCCAGTCTTTTGCCAACTTAGATTTTAAGAAGGTTTTTGATTGTCGATGAATTACAATACCGTCTTTACGAATAACAATCTCGCACTTGTATTTTATTGTTCCATCTGCAAGTGTGTATTTTCTTATTGAAGCCATAATCAGTCCGCATGAAATTTGATGCGGACATTATGCGGACATATATATCTAAAACGCAAGATTTTAATCTATTTTAAACCATGATAAACCTAGATAAACCAAGTCATCGCTTCTGTGTTGCCCCAATGCTGGATTGGACAAATACGTCATATATCATAGGGCTTACAGGGTTTCATGCGGACTTGGTGCGGACTACTTAAGGTTATCCACAGGTTTTATGACCTTGACCGGCTATCTAAAACATCAGCTAGTTGGTCAATATCGACAAGCCAAGGCGATTTTGCAGATCCCATTCTAAATGCTTTTATACCGCCTAATTCATTTTTGATTGCCATTTTAGAAATGACACTCGGATCGCTAATACCCAAATATTCAGTTGATATTTGGAGTAGTGGAATAAACTTTTTACCGTACTGCTTGAATAATGCTTCAGATGTTTTCATGATTCTTGCCTAGAATATAAATTTTCAATCATCTCTTTTGACCAAACTGCTTTTCTGAATTTTTCAGTGGTTAGAAATGGCTCCCAAACATGGTCACTAAACTCTAGTTCAGAATAAGGTTCCTCCGTATAATCATCACAATCATTATCTAAAAATTCTTTAGATAATTTAAGGCAAAATCCAATATTAGATAATTTCCTAAGTTCGCAACGATAAGGATCGCCAAATTCATCGATAGCCCAAAACAAGTCACGTTCAGAATTTGCTCCAACTACTCCGTAATAACCAGTTGGAATACCTTCATCATTAATAAATCTAAAGGCATATACTTTCATTCCACACCTGTTCCTGGATCTCCTACAACTGGAGTTGGTAGTTGAACTGCATATGGGTTATTGGGTGATAATGGTGATACTGTACTGCCATAGTTACCATAAGGATTATTTATAGATTCTGGGCTATATTTAGATCCATAAGTGCCATAAGGATTATTAGTTGAGTCAACAGCATACTTAGATCCACCTAACTGGCCAAGATACTCGCCATTAGGTCCACGTAGTTCTACAGCGCTTACTGATGTACTTAGTAGCAATAAAGCAATTAATTTAATTTTCATGTGATAGCTCCTTAAGTGTTTTTTGTTTATCTTTAAATACTGTCATCTTTCTTATCCCTCTCTGCTAACATTGCGTCTGCCATGTCGTAAGACAACTTAACACTCATATCTGTATTAAATTTATTAAGTGTTATAAATCCCTGCATCGCCAAGCCAGCAAAGTGATCTCGTAGGGATATTCCTTCTCGTATATCTTCTCGCATATCTTCTCGTAACTTACTATTTTCTTCTGCTAATTTAAGTATGTGCTTATCACGCTCATGTAGTTTTGTTTTAACCCACTTTAATTCCAAATCCATAGGTATTTCTAATCTTTCATATTCAACGCTCATCTCATCCTCCAGTACATGCTGTGCAGGGCTTTAGTAGCTCTTTGTTTATGTGGGATATACTCAAATTTATAGTTGTTACATTCTCTTTTAGCATCTAAAAACCATGCTATGCGACACCACTTATTTTTAATTTTCATCCCCCACCTCCAATGCCGTGTGCTTTTTCTACTCTTCTTATCCATCTAATGACGTATCTGACTTGATGATCGTCCATATTTTCAACAACCCCTTCTTTATCAAGAGCATATATAACATCTTCTGTTAAGGGTTTGGGTGGTGCAAACTCATTGACCCCTTGTCTAAACCCTTTCCCATACCATTCAATCTTTGTTTCTGCTAAAAGAGGCTCAGGCTCTTGCTCAG